CACAGAACCTCTTCATCCTGCACATACGCAATCCAGCCAACCGAAGGAACAGCGGATACCCATACGCTCGCTGTGTCGTCCCACACTGCAACGCGCCCGTCCCAACCTGCCCAATCCCCTATCCCGGAAGCTGCCACGATGTATGTGTCACCGTCCGCTGGCGTAAGCGTACTCGGGTCTGCAACGTCCCTGTCCATGACCGTCAAATGGTACGCAAAGCGGCCAAGGGAAAGCAGGTTTTGATCCATTCCGGTGTTCCAGTTATCTTCTCCAAAGTTCCAACCCCATTGAAGACCTGATTTTGGTTCTGTCTTAGCTGGCATATATTACTCCTAGAATTGAATTGCTAATTGGTTAATCTCACCGGAAGTAAGTTCTTCGCCATAAACTCTTACCTCATCTAGTATACCCTCCAAATAATCTTGACTTCTAGCATCCCTGCCAAGGTTAACGGGATTAGAATCTATTTGTAACGTTCCAAATCCTGCGGCTGAATTAACATTAGAACCATCAAGGTATAGAACCATCCCATTCAGGGGGCCATAAGTAGCTGCTATGTGATGCCAATTACCATCTTGTATAACCTCAATATCCTGTTCACTAAAAGATAGTCCTGTGTATTCATTACCACCATCAGATAATCTAAAATCATCTTTGGAGGAATTAAGTCTTAGTAAAACGTATGATTGTATCGTATTTATTTTTGTATAAAAAGCTCCATAACCTGTGGTTTTAACCCACAAGGATATCGTTAACTCGGACAAGCTTCCCGTCAATTGGGAGGATGGGATAGAAACATAGTCATTTATTCCATCAAAGCCAACAGCTTGACTTCCCTCAACCCCGCCCGTGGGTAATACCGTTGCTCCTAGTATACTTGCGTCGTGAAGAGCTTCTTCATCATCTATGGTTGTTCCATTAATGGAATCCATCGTATAATGAGAGATTAAACCCCTTATAGGTATAGTCAATTTACTACTGAAATTATTAAAAAGTTTTTCTCCACTTCCATAAACAAACCCAAACGTATATAAATAATTGGCTGATGTGGGTGTAATCTCATTAAACTCTAATACACCTGGAACCACAACCTCATGAACTGTGGGTAAGTTTCCAGGGTCTATCTCGGATGTTGATCTATACACATTAACCTTAGTTAAATAATCAAATTCATTGTCCCAAGTAAATGTGACCTCATTATTGGGCTCATCTCTAACTAAGTTAAATTGTGAAACTATATTAGGCTCCCTTAGTTTTAAATAGGAATATGAGATGCTCTCACGAGTTGTACTTCTAGTTTTACTTCTAAAGTAAGGAAAAGAAATTGATGTAACTGAAGACATATCACAAGGAAAAGTAAAACTTTCGTTATATGTTTGTTCTAGGGAGTTAGTGAATATCATAGTTGTTTGTGTAAAAGTGAGACTTCCTGCTATAAAAGGAAATGCTCCAACAGTTCCGGCTGCGGTTAGGTTATTAAGATTACTGCCATAATAAAGGTGTGTTGAGTAAGATGAATCACTAACCGCACGTAAAGCGGCTATGGTGTTGTTATTATCATCTTGGAATAGCATATCAAATTCCGCTATGTCCGTTGAATAATTTACAGCAGTAGCCTTTAAATCAAACACCATTTTACTTGAAAATAAATTAGGTAAAATCCCCGCTAGGATTCCACTGTCCGTAGAATTATTCAGATGGTAACTATAACTAAATAGTCCAAAATTTCCTGTTCTTCCATAGTTAGCCTCCCAGTTGGGATCACTCGTATCTGAAACATCCAGGTATGAGTATGTAAACTGTCCACTTACGGCTGCACAAACCATCATAAATCCACTTTTATATGCAGTAGCAGAATCTGCAATTATCACAATTTCATCGCTTATAAATAAGGAACCCAATGCCCTAGTAGCTATTCTATAATAGTATTCTTGTAAATCTAATACTGAAATATTATCCCGGTAGGACCTTGAGTTACTTGGCGCGGTGTCGTGGACAGCGGGAAGATTATTTGGGTCAATGGTAGAGGTTGATCTATAAATGTTATAACCATCCTCACCATAGTTAAACTCATCCCAACTTATTAGAATGTCCATAATTAACTCCTGTTAAAACTCATTAAATAAAGCGTCGATCTCTAGGGATGACAGAACCCTATTGTATACCCTGAAGCTATCTATCCTTGAATCTGCTGGCTTTGCAAAATTAGAATCATTCCCTATGTAAAACTTTTGAGTAGAAGAATTCACATTTGTTATATTGGGTTTACTAAATGGGGAGTTAGCGTCTTCCACATTATTTATATAAAGGTTGAAACCTTCACCGCCCATAAAGGTTAAAACAAGGTGACTCCATCCGCCCGTAACGGCAACCGTATCTGATATCATAGTACCAGTTGAATTTCCAATGGAATCGTTTTGAAAAATAATGTAATTATCGACACTGCTTTCATCCCTCCAAAATAACAGGGAGGATGAACCATTGTGTTCTCCTATTACAAAAAGATCGTTGTCGGAATTACCCGAGGTATGATATACCCAAAGGGAAATAGAGTATTGGGTGATTAAATTCATAAAGCTATTATCATCCACCTCTAAACGTGATGAGGATGAAGAAAATAGAATTGCTAAACCATCCACACCCGAAGCTGTACCAGTATTCGATTTAGTACCCGGCCAATTACCCGTTTCGTCGTTAACCACATCACCCACAATGTCATCAAAGGTATAATGAAGAATTAGACCTGTAGTGGGTAGGCTATCCTGTTGAGCAATTGCTTCTAGTTCTACAGACACCTTTTCCACAGAACCCACAAAAGCAGAAACCCTATAATAATAAGTATTGCCTGGAACTACATCGCCATCCTCATAAGAAGTGACATCAGCATCTAACTCCGCTATGTGAGTAGGCAAACTATCGACATTCATTGGGGCGGATGACCTGTACACCCTATGACCATCTTCACTTAAATTGTCCTCATTCCAAGTCAGCAAAAATCCCATACTTGTTTCTCCTAAGGTGTGGTATAAACTGTTAAATTAGAAGGCGCTGTGTTATTCGCGTATACCGCAGAAAGATTATAAGGTTCCCTGAAGGGTCCTCTGAATATAAGGGAGGGGGAAGTTCTTGATAAAATAGTGCCATCCCTAAGTGTGGAAACCGTAACTTTGACAAAGGGGTATTGGGCATAAGTAGAACCCAGAGTGGCTGCGGTTACATCGTAACTTAAACCAGACTGAGTAATTGTGGCCGAAGTTCCTGCAATGTCCCCAGATTCATCAATTGCTTCAATCTTTATTACATACTCAGTATTCGGTTCTGGGGTTACGGATGCGTCAGTCCATGAAAGGGATACTCCACCTGTTTCTTGTAACCTATTTCGACTGGCCCAGGTAATCGTTACGGGATAGTCGGGATACCAAGTTTCAGGAGGACTCAAATAAGACTCGCTAGTATCGCCCGCAGTAAGACCAGCTGGCCTATACGGGCGAAACGCTCGTTGGTCCATAGTAACAGGGCTCTCAATGCCTGCACTCAGTGCAAGCTGACCCTGCGAGGTGTTAGTTAGGACTTTGACATTTATTGTTTCACCTTCCACATATTCTACTTGATTGGATGTAGCATACGCATCCCAAAATGTAACGGATGCTCCGGAACTGTGGTTACTTGGTATTGTATCCAAAAGGCCACGTGAAATTGCCAATACACCCGTGTCAACATTAATAGAGTCTACCCTAAACAACTCCTCTCCGGTTTGGCCATGTGAACCAACATTAACTTGATCTAAATCCTCAAAGTCCACAAGCGTTATACTTGTCTCAAGCTTTGTCACCGAATCTTCTAAATACCCGTTAGGCGAGAAGTCCAGTGGGCCCCCGTTTTCATACCCTGCTCCACTATCAACCCATACTTGAGCGTTGATACCATGCTCAGGTCTGGTGGCTGCTACTTGCAAATAGCCTATCTCAGGGGTTTCAGCTAATATGTTATTAAGTTGGGTCTCCCCCATTAACTGGATAAGCTCATAGTAAGGGGCTTCAAATGCAAGTTGCTGCACAGGTCTAAGAGGCGGGCCACCAACTTCAACCCACCCACTTTCTTCTTCTGCCATTATGGGAGTGGAAGGTAATGCAAACACATCCTCTGACGCTATTATTTTAATTTGATTCTTTCTACCATCACCGAAAGAAATTTGATTGACCCGCATAATTATAAAGCTTTCATGGTATTCAGGCCATTCAAATTTAAACGTGTCCCCAATGTTAAGCTCGGATGCCGTTCTGTCAGTTTCAATGGTTGCACTTAGTAGTGGAAAAGACAGGGCTTGCAAATCCCTAAATGCAGCTCGCCCCGCGATGCTTTCATTTGTGAATCCTGGGTATTGGATTGATGTATTAATTACGTTTCCATAGGACTGAATTAATGCAATATCCTCTGCACTTACTGCACCATTCTCTCCTGTTTTATAATTCCAGTAGGTAACTGTAACGCTGTTAACAGAGGATCCTGGATTGGTTCTAGTGTATTGACTAACCTTTTGGATGTTCTTGGGTCCCAAGGTAATTAAATCATCCGCAATGTAATCATATCTAATTAACTTTAGAGTAAACTTACCAGTTACTCTATCCACATATAAAGTGGCATCTATATGCCTAATAATTTCATTAACAAACTCTTCTATAGCCATTTGTTTATCCCATACAAGGGATATTCCCATACTTTCTGTATGCAGTGCATCTGCGCAAGCTATAAAACTTTCATCATCCAAATCTGCCTCAAGATAGCCCATTCCCCATTGTTCATCAGTAAGACACTCTCTAATAATATGTGCCGGGTTCATGTCCAATTGAGCGGATATGGCGTTTAGGATAGCTGCCCTTAGTGGCCCTGAATCCCCAATAGTTACAACAGGAACTCCATCCAAAGGCGTGTTATCAATTTTTGATGTCTCCGAAGTATCCCCTAAAAGAATATTTATCCCATAGCTTTTAACATTGGAAATGGAGGTTATGATATTTGCAGCTAAGTCCGAGGACTCAACAGGACTGGGTTCCCCATCAGTTATAAATACAATAGTTCTTGGCTTAGATCCTGAACCACTAAAAAATGAGGGTGCCCGTGTTAGGGCTTGTTCAAAGTCGGTGGCGCCAGAACTGGATAGGTTATCTATAAAACTAATAATATCTTCCATGTCGTTAGCATCAACAGATCTTCTAAGTATTGATGAGCTACCGGTAGACCAAGCTACAATATTAACATCCAATGTTAAGTTTGACAACAAAGGTGTTATTTCTTCTAATACTTGTGTCACCGCTTCCTTTGTTATATCCAAACGGGAAGGTGTCGCTATTATATCATCAGGCCCATACGCCATTGAACCGGAAGTATCTATTGCTATATATAACGCGAGATCCCCTAACTGTCCTATGGGAGCTTTTGTTGAATACCATTGTTCTTGACCTGAGCCCTTAACAAGTATTCTCTGAGCACGGAATGCCCAGGGCTTCAAGTAAGGGTTCATTCCTAAATACACCTGTCTAAGAACAGCACTAACCACACCACGGAAAGCAGGAATATCATTTCCTAAACGTGATTGCAAATAACTGTTTCGGGATTGAGTAGGCGAACCTAATTCAAGGTTAACATTTCCTATAACGCCACCCTCTTTATCCTCTCCTCCAAAGAGTCCCGGCTTATTAATCCGAGCTATTCCATTTCCGAAACCAGACCAGGCAAGTCTTCCGTCAACTTTTATACTTTTCACATAGTCTATTGGCCCGTGGCACAATACCATGTGCATTCCTAAATAGTATTTATAACCGACAGTGACTTTTTTGCTACCTGTGCTCACGTGCCACCTCCACAACTTGTAGAGCCATTGCGTCACCGGTTCTTTCAAACTCTTCTGAAGGTAAGCCTTCCTTAATAAACGTTGACCAATCCATATCATGTTTTTTAAAGAAAGCCCTGGTCCCCTTGCTGCACATTTTAGCAGCCCTAATGTCAGACATATAAATTGTGGTCATTTCTTACCGCCTTTCTTCTTAACAGCAACCGCGCGAAAATGACCGTACCAGACAACGTTTGGCCCAGCTAGGTCCCTCGTTCCAAATAAAACGGGTATTTCGCGACCCTCCTCTGCCGTAGGTGCTTTGACATCACCCAAACCCTTTGGAGGTTGCGTTTGGGGTTTTGGTTGTAGTGCGTAGGATACAACAAGGCTTACAACGAAAACAGCTAAATACCACCACATAGAACACCTATATTATTGACGATCCTGCCATTGGATTTTTACTTGGGATCCATTTGAATCCGCCCTGGTTGTCCAAGTTGTTAAATTTATTTTTACATGTTGAAATTGTTTTATTGCACCCTGGATAAAGTTTAACAGGAATCCCGCCATACAACATACCATAACTTAACCCATAACCAGCCTCAGAAAAATTATCTGCAACGTAACGAGCTTCCCTGCCTATGGTAATAATGGATCCTATATGTAACAGCACCATTCGCAAAGTACCATCAGGAAAGGTTATAATACCGTTATCAAACCAACCATCCGCTTTTGATGATGCTTCTGGGATTGTAAGCTGTAAACCGTTTACGGATTCCAACTTACCATTAACGACGAATTCCTGCTTATCAACGTTGCACCCTTTAGCGTACAATGAATGCCTACAATTCCTTTGAAACCGAGCACGAACTCCAGAACTTCTTAGTGATGTAAATATGGATTCTACTTGAAGCTCAAGAAGAAAATCTTTAAGCTTTGAAGATGACACACGACCTTTCCAATATATTAAAGTATCAGGCTCACCGAAATGGCCGCGACGGATGTTAACTGTAACCACATTCTCTGGAGTCCATCCTTTAAACAATTGGGAAAACTCTGTGTTTAATGGAATGGTAATACTTGTTGAGTTCTTTGACATGTCTGTGGATTGTTTAACTTCACCATGTTTAATTGGAAGGGGTTTCCACTCCTTATTGTCCCAAAATATGGATTCGGAATGAGCTGCAAAGTAATACACCTTTGAGTTATTAGTGTTAAACTCATACAAAAAATAAGGTGAACCACCGGATATAGATTTTTCTTTATCGCTGTAGGCCATTACTTAGGAACCTCCATAACTGGCAATTTTACGTTAACTATTCCTGCGCCAGGGTAATCAAATTCTATTCTATCAGAGTTGAAACGAACCATTGGCATTCTAGTTATCATCTCGATATCACTTGGTTTTAACACTTCCCCAATAACAGCATCCAAATTCATTTGCCATTTATTAAGGGATAAAGGATTTTCCCATGATGTTATAGTAGCATAAAGGAGTTCCCCATTTGTTTTAATAATACAAATGTTTCCTATATAAGTATCGGACTTAAACCTATTGGCGTCTATTAAAAGACTTGTGTCGGAAGCCTCTGTTTCAACAGCAAGTACAAAGTCCCTAGTCCAACGAGGAAGGAAGAAGGACCCTTGTTTCCCCTTTACTATAGCCATCCATTTGCGAAAAACCCATAACTCAGAATCGTTATTGAAACTCCAGGCAATGCTTGAACTAGAAACCGAGTATGTATAAGTCTCAGTATAAAATAGGGCTCCCGTTACATTTCCAAGCTCTTTAAATTCTCTTTGCTGTGTTTCCTGTGGGGACCCACTCATAATAGGCCTGTCGGTTACTACATAGGAATCCTTAAATGCGGGATACGGGTTTGCCGCTGTAATTGGAAACTGTTCAGAGGTTATAAATTCTGCTTCTGCGGTAAGGTAGTCGGAAGCATATTTTTTAAACTTGAAAGGATCATTCACCCTGCACGGGAAACAAGGCATAACCACAGCACCCGCAAACCCCAATACAACAAAGGGATCTTTTAATACAAGTTCAGTTTGGCTAACAGTTAGAATTTCAACGACCTCATGTTTACCATCACTTCCCATGATAAAAGCGAACCCATTTTCTTTATATCGACGATTAGTTGTGTTTACTGCAATGGTACCCGCGCCACTTGCTATTGTACCAATATAATCGAGCTCATGCCAAAAGGGTAGTAGGAACTCTTCCGCTCCCCACTCCCGAGCCATTGTTGTAGCAGCTTCTATTTCTTGGGGAAGCAGTTGGTATGAATATGAAACCGCTGTCCTTGGTTCTGAACGCAAACACAACCTCTGCTCTGCGGCGCGGGAACGCATAACTTCGGTCTTCCATTCCATAGTTTCTTTGAGTGAACGTTGGGGCGGGAATGGCCAAACGTTAGGCATTAGCTTGCCCCCACTGCGCGAACGGTTTCAGGGTTGTTTTTAATGACGTTCATTATTATTTCTTCCCCTAAACTTGAACCCAAGTAGTCCTCTAAAACAGAAGGGTCTATACTGTTTACGATGCGAATGTTAGTTTGTGGTTTTTCTTGCGCTTGTGTACCCGCGTTAGCGCTTTCCCCGCCCCGTAGTGCTTCCGCAGTTTCCCGCCTGCTCTTAACGTTAGTCGGGCCGGACACAAGCTCTGGACCGTACTCACCCACAAGGCCAACCTTACCCTGTGGTATTACGCCGCCGTTGTCATACGCACCC